GCTCGAGCGTGCGCTGCTCCTTCCAGAACTGCTTGAGCGCCTTCTTGTCTTCGTCGCTGAGGTTGAACGTGCTCGAGCCGGCGTGGTCGAGCCAGTACTGCAGCGCGCCCTGGCTCTGGTAGTTCTTGCCGACCAGGACCTCCTTCGCGCCGGCCAGGTGGTCGCGCGGGATGGGCGGCTCGCCGCCGCGGCTGCGCTTCCACGCCGCCATGACCTCCTTCTTCTCCTCTGGGCTGAGGTCAAAGCCCTTGGTCTTCAGGTAGTAGTGGACGGCGCCTGGCGACTGGTAGTCCTTCTCGAGCACCGCCTTGATGTGGTCGTCGACGCCCATCACCATGGCGCCGGCCGGCGGCTCGAAGCCCAGCACGCGGTCCATCTCAGCGGCGTAGGCTGCGGCGCCGGCGTCAGTCGCCAGGAAGGCGTCCAGCTCCTTCAGGCTTGGGAACAGGTCGACAGTCGTCACGCCGGCCTGCGTCGGGTAGGGCAGCAGGCTCTTGGCGCCCAGCTCGTGCGCCGGCGTGGACCCGCCGCCGCGGGGCAGGCCGCCCAGGCTCTCCTTGAGGTCGTCGATGCGCGTGGCGCGCAGCGTCGGACCCCAGGTCTCGTCGGTGTGCCGGCTCGGGATGCGGTCCCACAGCGCCGCCGCCTCAACCTCGCCCTGCGCCTTCGCGTCCTGGTAGGCAGCCAGGCGGCCCGGCCCCAGGATGCCGCGCTGCGTGTCCTCGCTCTGCTCGTCGAACCAGGCCCGGCTGTCGCTGAGGCCAAGGTCGGCCGCGGTCTCGCCCGGCAGGATGGGCAGCATGGCGCAGCGGCAGTTCGGATGGTCGTCGGGTTCCTCGTCGCTCGAGTACACGTCGCCATCGGCGCACAGGCAGCACTCGCAGACCAGGTCGTCCCTGGCGCTCGAGCGCATGTAGCTGGGCACGATGTCGGTGGCCCGGTAGCCCTCGAGCGTGGAGCCGCGGTAGGCCCTGTTCATCTCGGTGCGGGCGATGGTGAGCATGCGGTCCAGGCCCACGCCCAGCTTGTCGCTGGCCTCGGTGCCGACCTCCATGGCGCCCTTGCCCTGGGCAATCCCGTCGATGAGCGCCTGGCCCACGGACTGCTCCATCTGCCCGTATCCCTGTTGCAGCAGCGACCCCAGCGGCCCGCCCGCGGTGGCGCCGGCCATCTCCTCGACCGCGTCCTCGTCGAAGGCTCCCTGGACCGCCTCTACGAGGTCGTCAGCGGGATGCTTGAGCAGGCCCGGCGGCTCCTGCTTGAGCGCGCCGGCCGCGGCGTTGGCGCCGGCCTTCGCCGCGGCAATCTGGCTCTGGCTGATGACGCCGCCGGCGTAGTCGGCGAAGTCGGCGTACTGCTTGGCGCTCTGAATCTGGAAGGCCCGATACGTGTCGAGCGTGTGCAGCAGGCCCTGGCTGGGTGTCTCGCCCTTGGCGACCACGGTCTCGAGGTCGTGCGTCGCCTTGTCGATGGCGCCCTGAAGGCCCTGCTGCATCCGTGCGTACTTCTCGGCGAACGTGGTGGTGGTGCGCTGCTCCTGCTGCTTGAGGAGCGCCTTCCAGTTCGCCATGTACTCGGCGACGCCGCTCGCCATCAGTGCCTACCGATGATGAGCGTGACCAGCGCCGCCATGCAGACCGCCACGAACAGCCAGCAGCCGACCGTGACCATCTGCACGTCGCTGGCGCTGACGTTCATGTACCAGAGCCGCAGGCCCTCCACGTCGGCCCCTGTCAGCGCAGGAACGGACTGGTGGGCTGACTACCCGCGCCGTCGCCGTTCGCGCCGGGACCAGGCTCCTGTGGCACAGGTGTGGGGTTGTCTGCGCTGTTGAGGTTCTGCGCCGCTGCCTTGAGCGCTATCTCGCCCAGGGTCGGCGGGTTGTTGGCCGCCGCTTCCTTGCGGTCGGTGTCCATCGCCTCGAGCTGCTTCGGCTCCCAGCCGTCGTACTCGCGCAGCGCGGTCGGCAGCGGCATCTGGCTTGCCACCATGTTCTTGACCACGTTGCTGGTGGTCTCCGGCTGCTCGATGTTCGGGCGCTCCCACACGATGGTGCAGTCCTTGCCGTCGAGCGCCACGCCCTTGAGCTGGCAGTAGAACACCGCCAGGTCCCGCCAGGTAGCAGAGAACAGCTCCTGGTAGTGCTCGACCTTCTTGACCAGCGGAGCGTCCATGGCGTTCAGCGCCTCGCCCGAAGGCTGGGCTGCGCCGGTCATGTAGTGCTTCGGCGTGTGGCTGATGATGGCGATGCCCTCGGCGAGCGCCGTCCTGGCGCCCAGGAAGTTCTGCAGGTCGGTCGACTCGAACTGCCCGACCTGGGTCGGCTGCTCTCCCTCGGACGATGGCGGCAGGCGCCAGAAGTTCGAGGCGCCGGCCTCGAGGTCGTCGAGCTTGCTGTTGGCGATAGCCCAGCGCTGCTTGAAGCCGGCGAACTCGCTGCTGACCATCATGTCGGCCAGGGTCTTGTTGACCATGTCCTGCTGCGGCAGCACGCGGCCCCGCAGCTCGCCGGTGATGACGCGGCGGTTGCGCCTGAAGTGGAACACCGGCACGCGGCCGGCGTCGTGCTGCTCGACCGCCGGCCCCTCGTCCTCGGGCAGCGGCATGAAGTCCTTTGGCTCCTGCGGCAGCTTGTCGTCCCTGGTGCGGTAGTGCTCGAGCCGGTCGGCGTAGTACAGGGTCATGTAGGTCACGCCGGTGCGCTCGTCGCGGAACGTCTTGGCCGCGAAGTCGACCACCTTGGGATGCCTGGCCTGGTAGAACACCTCGACCTGGCGCGGGTCGTTGTAGTAGACCTCGATGTCGCTCTGGTCGTCCTCGTGCGGCCACACGATGATGGCTGACTCGCCGGTGGTGACCGCCGCCAGGTGCGCGTCGTAGGCCTCCAGCTCGAGGCCGCCGGTCTCCATCAGCTCGCCTAGCGTTTCCTCTGCCTGGTTGTTCTTCTCGCAGGAGAAGCCCTTGAGCGTGAGGCGCTCGAGCACCGCGTCGATGACCGGCGCGCACCAGTTCTCGATGAAGCGAGCGTTGAGCGTCTTGAAGTAGGCGCTCAGCATGTCGGTGGCGTAGACCACTGGCTGGTCGCCGTCGTAGTAGCGGAAGTCGGTGTCGAAGACGGGCTGCTTCTTGCGCATCTTCGTGAAGGCACGAGCGACGTCGCTCGGAGCCTCCGGTGCGTCGGGGTCGAGCACGCCGACCGGCGCGCTCATGTCCACGGCTGCCTGAGCCACTTCGTGTCCCTCCTGTCGCGGCGGTTGCCCCAGCGCCGATTGTAGACCCTACAGCCGGCGCTGCGTAGCGCGCTGCGTCGGTCGGTGCCTGACGATGAGGTCGTGGAAGGCCCAGACGAGCGCGTCAACGCGGTCGGGGCTGCCCATCGACTTCCGGTCCATGTCCACGGTGAAGTTACACATCTGGTCTTCGAGCGCGCCGAACATCCCGACGTGATGGATGCGCTCCTGCTGGTAGAGCGCGCCGACCGGCTCGGCGCGCACGAACTTGCCCCTGGTCGCCGTGACCTTCTTGTAGGGCACGCTGGCGTCCACCATGCGCAGCATCGCCTTCACCAGGTCGCCGCCCTGGTTGACCTCGGCCACGATGCAGTCGGCCTCGTACTCGTGATAAGCCATCACCGCCTTCTCGGCCCACACCTTCGAGTCCCAGCGCCCTGATAGGTCGGCCAGCACATAGCCCTGCGCGGTGTGCGGCTCGCCGTCGATGCCGGCCACGATGATGCCGGTCTCGTCGCTGCCTGGCTCGCTGGTCACCGCCGGGTCGATGGCGACGACGATGCGCGAGAGCGCCGGCACTGTGTCCTTGAGCTTCAGCCGCTGCGCCTCGATGAGCGTGCGCTTCCAGAGCGCGCCGGCCAGGTCGTCGATGACCTCGCCGTAGATTTCTTGGCGCCCCAGGTCGGTGCCCTCGTAGGCAGCGACGATGTCGTCGAAGAAGCCCTCTGCCAGGTTGCCGCGGTTGTCGAACGTCGTGCCCCTGGTGCTGACGGTCGTCTCCTTCGCCAGCAGGTCCTTGATGAGCTTCGTCGGCCGCGGCGTCGTCGTCACCACGACCCTGGGGTCGTCGCCCAGGCGCAAGCCGAAGAGCAGCATGTCCCATGCCTCGGCGTAGCGCCAGGACGCCAGCTCGTCGCACCACGCGGCGTCGTGCTGCGGCCCGCGCAGGCGCTTCGGCTCGTCGGCGCTGTAGCAGGTCGCTATCGCCCCGTTCGGCCACGTGAGCCGGCGCTTGGACGGCTCGTACTCGGGCATGAACTCAGGCTCGCTGATGGCGAGCAGGCCGCTCTCGCCCTCCACCATGACGTCGCGCGCATCGGCTGCGGTGGCGGCGACCAGGGCGATGCGCTTCTTTCCGTGGTGCTGGACCTGCTCGCGGACCCACTCGGCGCCGGCGCGGGTCTTGCCGTATCCTCGCCCGCTGAGCAGCAGCCAGCAGCGCCACTCGCCTTCGGGCGCCACCTGGCCGGGACGTGCGAAGGCGCGCCACACGTAGTTCAGGCGCGCCTTCTCCTCGGTCGTCATGCGAGCCAGCGCCGCCTGGACCCGGTCGGGGTCGAGCAGCGCGAGCGCGGTCACGAACGGCTCTTGGAGTCCTTCCGCAGCCGCTTGTGTTGCTGCCATACACGCTCCTCGAACAGCGTCGCCAGCTCCTCGGTCGTCATCAGCGGTGCGCCGCCGGCGCCGGTCAGCTCATGCCGCTCGGGAGCGTTGACGCCGTGCAGCCGGTTGATTTCCTGCTGGACCGCCAGCGCGTCCCTGACGTGGCCCTTCTGCGCCGCCCTGGAGTAGAGGCGCTCGAGCCGGCGTATCGCCCGGCCCTTGACCTCGGCCTGCTTGACCTGGCACTCGCCGGCGAAGCGCTTCGTGCAGCGAGCGATGTAGCGCCGCAGCGTGTAGTCGTCCACCTTCCAGGGCAGCGTCTCAGACACGAATTGCCTGATGATGCGGAACGGCTGCCCGTCGACCACGAGGCCATAGATGTCGTCGCAGCGCCGCTCTATCTCGGCGTCCGACGTGCGTCCCTTGCGGGTCTGCGCCCTAGCCATGGTGCTTCTCCCAGCGGCGCTTGCCGCGCCGCACCTGCAGCGCCCAATCGGGCGGCGGGTCGCCCGGCTTCCAGGCCGGCATCGGGTCGCCCGGCTTCCAGTCGCGTCCCTTGCGCCAGTAGCGGATGCGGTCGAGAAGTCTCATGTGCTCTCCAGCTCAGCCTCTTGCCCGGTCAGCAGCCGGTAGCGCTCGACGATGACGTCGCAGTAGCCGGGGTCCAGCTCCATCATGTTGCAGCGCCGGCCAAGCTGCTCGGCCGCCAGGAGCGTGGTGCCTGAGCCGCCGAACGGGTCCACGATGAGGTCGCCGTGCCGGCTGCTGTTCGTGATGGCTCGGCTCACCAGCTCGATAGGCTTCATGGTGGGATGCTCGGCGCTCACCTTCGGCCGCGGAATCTCCCACACGTCGTCGAGGTCGCGGCGCTCTCCGAAGCTGCTCGTGCCCTTGTCAGGCCAGCCGTACCACAGCGGCTCGTAGCGGCGGTGGTACTTCGAGCGCCCCAGCACGAAGACGTCCTTGACCCAGATGATGGTGGCGCTCCAGTGGAAGCCGGCGCCGCGCAGCGCCAGGTCCAGCGTCGGCCATTCAGAAGCGCCCAGGACGCAGTACAGGTCGCCGTCTAGGTGGCGCTCGAGGTTGCGCGCGAAGTCGCCCAGGAACTTGGCGAAGTCCTCGGGGCTGAGGTCATCATTCTCGAGGCCGGCGCGCTGCCGGTGCCGCGGGTTCGAGTCCTGCCCGATGGCGACGTTCCACGGTGGGTCCGTGAAAGCCGCCGTGGCGCGCTGGGAGGCCATCAGGCGGTCCATGGCCGCGGCGTCGGTGCAATCGCCACACAGTAGCCTGTGGCGCCCCAGGAGCCAAAGGTCGCCCAGCTTGGACGTCGGCTCTGCTGGCGGCTCGACCGGGTCTACCTCTTCAGCCTCGCCGCGGCCCTTCGGGATGCGCAGGCCGGCCAGCTCGTCGCTGTCGAATCCGGTCAGCGAGAGGTCGTAGTCGAGGCCGGCCAGCTCGTCCAGCTCGAGGTTCAGCAGCTCGTACTCCCAAGAGGTCTCCTGGGCAGAGCGGTTGTCGGCCAGGCGATACGCCTTGGCCTGGGCCGGCGTGAGGCCCGCGGCGACGTGGACGGGTACATGCTCGAGGCCCAGCTTCTTCGCCGCCAGGAGCCTCGTGTGGCCCACCAGGATGAGGCCCTCGCTGTCGACGACGATGGGCTGCCGCCAGCCGAACTCCTTGAGCGACCTTGCCACCTTGGCGATGGCGACGTCCGGTGCGATGCGTGGGTTCTTCTCGTAAGGCTGCGGCCGGTCCACCGGCCACATCTCAATCGTGAGCTGCGCATCCTGCGCCTTCGGCATCCCGCCTCCTTTGCTCGGCGTCATGGTAGCACGTCCTCGCTGGCGTCGGGCGCCTCGAGGTCGCGCAGTGGGCTGGTCTTCGGGAAGACCCAGGTGCCATCGCGACGCTGATAGCCAAGGAGTGTCCCGTCCTGGTCGAACACCTCCTGGCGGTCGCGCTCCCAGCTAAACGCGGTCTTGAAGCTCCGCACGCCCAGGCGCTCGGCCAGGTTGCGGGCGAACTCGCTCCAGCCGACGTCCCAGGTCACGTCGCGGGTCCTGAACATGCCGCTCATGCCCGGCCTACCGTGGTCAGGAACTGCACGATGAGCGCCAGGTCAAGCGCGACGATAGTGGCCAGCAGGACGTAGACCGTGCGCCACTGGCGTTCGCTCCAGGCTCGCCAGGTGAGGACCAGGCAGAGGAGACAGAGTACGAGCGCAGCGCCGTCGAGGAACCAGAAGAAGGTCATCCCTTGCCTCCTTCGGCCACCCCTCGAGCTTCTTCGCACACAGAACAGTGGCAGTCTCCACCGTGCGCCGACAACACCAAGCACCGCAGCCGCTCCACCTCGGCCCAAGCCGCCTCCTTCGATTCCCACCGGAGTTGCAGTTCTTTCTTTTGCCGCTCCACCTCGGCCTGCAAGTCCTGAGCGTCGTGCATGAACTCGTTCTTGAGCGTGGTCTGCTCGGCCAACTCCTTCTCCAGCTCCGCCACGCGGGCCTCGGCCTGATGCAACTTGCCTCGCAGTATCTCGACTTGCTTGGCGCGAAAGTCACGGTCGTCTTCGGCCTTGACCCGTAGTTTCTTCTCCCTCTTCTTCTCACCTTCGAGAGCGTGCATGGTGGCCTCGGCCTGCTCGGCACGCTGCCGCCACTTGTGTGCTCCGGTGATGGCCGCGTGCATCCAGCCCTCGAACTTGTCGGACCTGTCCCGCAGCGCGGCGAGGGCGGCGTCGGCAAGGTCTATGGCGCGTTGTTCATGCCACTCGGCGCGCTCCCATCGAACCGTTCCCTTGATACCGTCGCGAATGAAGTCTTGGTACGCCCGCTCGGCGTCGGTCAGGTCAGTCATCACCGGCCTCCTCTCGGGCGGCCCAGCGGGACTCAAGGTCGGCCAGTTCTTTGGGTTCACGTTCGACTACCAAGTCCCGCTTATACTCTTGGAGGATTTCGTGTCCTGCTATCCACCGCAGGCGCTCGATTTCGTGTCCTGCTATCCACCGCAGGCGCTCGACCTCGGCCTCGGCTTTGTTCCGTTCCTCCATGATGCGAGCGGCTTGGACTTCCCACTGGTCGTTGATGGCCTCGGCCTGCTCAGCGCGGTGCCTCTCGGCGTCAAGGTGATAGCCAAGCGTCACGAGCCGTGGCCCAAGGTCGCGTGTCTCGTCCTGCCAGTCGTCGTCTACGCCGCCGAAGACGCTGGCCGGGTAGATGTCCTTCAGGATGGTGAGCAGGCCGTCCCAGCCACGCGGTACGCTGTCGTCAAGCTTCTCCCGCAGCGCGGCGATGGCGGCGTCGGCAAGGTCGGTGATGTTGAGCGCCTGTGGGTCCATTAGCTTCTGCTTCTCGTAGCGGCGCTCGGCCTCGGTGGGGTCAGTCATGCTCTCGCCTCCTCACGATAGCGTCGCTTCCGCGCCCGGTCCTTCGCCTTCGCGTCGTCGGTCTGCCGGCAGTCCTTGCAC